CCATGAAGAATCCCATAACAATGGCACCAGGTTGCAGTTGTCCTGCACTTTCACCTTGTCCGTCATTACCTGCCTGTGATGTATGTTGTAATACTGTTGCCCATGGCAATTCATCTGTAGGTAAATCAGCAACCGTACCACCTCTCACGTTGGTATAGTATCCGAGCACACGAACCTTACACCGACCAAGTTCCATCGGGTCTTCATTATCTTCAACTTCTCCAACCCACCAGTAAAATCCGTCTTTACCGACAAAATTTACATTTGGTTCATTGAGAATCCCTTCAACTGTTTTCATCTATCTTGAGATTTTTGATTATTTATGGAAAAACCTTAAAGGTTCAAATTTTGGCGGGATTTTTTTTGCCCCTTTTTTGAAACTAAAAGTCGATTTTGGTTTTGACAAACTTATAGGTTTCTTTACTACCCCAGATCATCTTACCATCAACATACCCTTGGTCACAACTATGTAACTTGTCACCGAAGAGTGACATCTGTGATTTGATTTCAACTCCATTAGCAATACAATTTCCCACTACAGAACCGTGCCATGCGTTACCATCAAATGTAAACAGCATACCACACTCTTCAGATTTTGTCCACTCCAAATCGTAATTCTCTATTAATACTTCAGTGTCTGATATTATTACCTTCTTGTGATATCTTTTTCTATAAGGTTTGCTTGGTCCGTCAACTCTATAGTAATTTTGAGACTGAAAACCCCCTTCTATCTCTTGCCAATGCATGAAAATCGATGCATAGGCATGGGGATTCGCTTGTGCTTGTGCTATGTTATTCCAGAGTCCTAGGAGATAAGACTCAATCGTCATAAATTAAGCATTCTGGTTCGTCAGGATGCACTTCACAGAATAACTCAAGCGCAGTTGGATCATGATGATCACCCTCTGCAATCTCGTGACGATGATTATGAGCGTAAACTTCTAACTCATGCAACTCTTCAGTAATGTGTCTGCGAGATGCAGGAGATGTCATCGGATTGTCTAGGATGTCCTGATCTTTTTTGATGTGTTCTTCTAGTGTTTTCATTTTAGTACCTTAGTAGTACAAAACTATTTATTAAGTAACAGCGTCCTTCATGAGGAGCATTTCCGTAGAAAAATTATCTGATGATCCTTTATGTGCAATCGTAACAATCATGTAACGACCACTAAATCTCTTATCTACTTTGATCTTATCACCAGATTTGACCGTAGATGGGAGTGTAACATCAATACCATAACCTCCATAGAGGTCTAAGTTTCCAGGAACTGTGATTTGTAGTTTTGTGTTTTTCAGTGTTTCCATTCTCAACCATTGATATGCTTGCAACTCTACGAGTGCTTCATAATTTTTCTGAGAACTTCTGTTCAAACCAGGTATGTAGTTATACCATTTCTTATCGAAAATTTGGTTTGGAAGTATACTATAACGTACCCTTTTAGGGTTGTCAATGAGATTTTTGATAGAGTCATCAAGTCGTGACACAGGATTGACTGACTTCTTTCCACCCAAATGCGACATTGTTTTCCAGATATCAGTAACTTTATATTGGAATCCTGCTCCTGCTAGGTCTGGACTTTTACCACCCCATCTAGATTGATTAATTGTTACAGGGTCAAAACCTACACTATATCCTGACCATGCACCATGCCTTAATCCCATCAAAAAGTTTCTTTCTTCTGGGAAGTTCACTGTCTCAATTTTAAATTGATCTGTTGCTCCACTATCTACTTTCTTCAGAGAAAGAGAATACTTATATAACCTTGCTTTACCAGTGTTAAAATCAGTTTTTGTATCAGTGTCTTGGTTATTAATATCATCGATCATACCATCGATAGACTTGAAATGAAAACCCAGTGCATTCTCAAAGAATGTATACCCGTTTTGATAACTACCACCCGTCTTTTTCTTTCTGATTGTTCTCTGTGTAACCCAATAGATTGCATCTAAGGGTCTCCAGTTTGGTGCTATAAACTTATGTTTGTTTAAACTTTTCTCTGCAAATACTTTTTTAGCACTCCCAAGAAACATGGTGTTTCCCACTAATGTTTTAATAATATCAGTTGATTCAGTGCCAGTTTGCTTGAATATTACCTCTGAGTTTCCGAACACATTCGTAGATTCATTTTTGATAAACTCATCAGAACATGCATGAATGATGAATGCATCAGTAGTTTGATTAACTCTGACCCTACTAGTAATGTTATATGATCTAAAGTTATACTTCCTAGTAACAACGCTTCCTCTAACTTCAAAGTTAATCATTTCAGATCCAGTAAAAACATTTGAGAGACCTGCACTATCCTCAAAGATAAACATTGCCTCTATTGTTGCAGACTCAATACTCTCATAGATTTCCCATGACCTAAGAAATGTAATTAAATTATACGCACCATCTTCAGTTTGAATTTTTTCTCCATCCCTACTAAGAGAAAGAGTAATACTACAATCACCTGCGTTTACTCTATCAATACTCATCGTAAAATACCTCTCATAAAGTTATTGTTGGAGTTAAGGGCATATGCTGTGCTTTTCAGAACACCATTGATATTTACAGTTCCTACCCCAGGTAAACTATTTACCGAAGGTGTACTTCCACCACCTCCAGAACTTGCTGCTGCAGATAAACCTTCCTGTGCTTGATTGACAGCATTGGAGGTTGCTACATTAGATGCGTTTACAGATGATTGTGCTTGTAGAACTGCAGTGCTTACATTATCTTTGAATTGTTGTCTTGATGCATTTCTTTCTTCAGTTGCTTTTGTTAATGCATTTGCCTCATCTTTAGCAGAACTAAATTGACTACTAACCTCATATCCCATCCTCTCCTGCATACTCAATGAACTGGAAGGACTACCTAAACCCATCGCATTAATAATTTTTGTGGGAGCACTTTGTGATTCTCCAGATCCACCTCCAGAACTGGATGTAGTATCTGCTGAAGAAGTATCAATAGTGCCATCATACCCAAGTTCATTATTTTTAGGATGTGTCAGTGCAACAACACCAGTAGTTCCTGATCCATATACAGAAGCAACACCTTTATAACGACCATTTTGCCAGTGTCCACTCCAAAGTTTCATTCCACCATTCTTAGCAATAGCAGAGTCATTGCCACTAGATCCGCGAGCAGCGTTCCAATTAGCATGACTAGTAGTGAAAATCAAAGCACCAGAGGGGATCTTCTTATCTTTAACTGACTGTGCCCATAGATCTTTGTCCATCACCCTAACATTTGCATTTCCGTAGGGAGATCTAATCTTAAATGGGTTACCAAGACCTTTAATGGATCCCCAACCAAAACGATTAATCGCCTGTGACATCAGACCCCTAGGGTTATTAGGATCTCTACTGGTATAGACACTTGGATGTCCGATGTTTGCTCCAACTTTTTCTGCTGTTAATATAACACCAGTAGTACATTGTCCTCTAGGTGCATTAGCAAGAGGAGTATTATCACCCAGTTTAGCAAGTTCACCACCCGATGCAAAGATTGGCAGAGTCTTAGACACTCTCTTTTTCATTCGAGAATCTACAGGTTCTCCAGTCTTCGGATCGTACTCACCACCACCATCAAAGAGTCCCAAACCCTTGACCATACCAAAGAGTTTATTGAACATTCTCATGAATGCAGGACTTCTGCCTTGTTGATCACCACCAGTTTCAGTTTCGTTACCTGATGAATCTCTGTTTCCAGGAATGTATCCACCTGGTCCAGTGCTTTGTAGTGATCCTACGTTTACAGCATCTCCACTAATTAATTTTTTATAGTGTGTTGGAATAATATCTGGTTTAGGATCAGACTTCTTTCGTTGCTCAGGATAATGATAGAAGTTTCCTCTATCTGAGAATTTAATATCACTGGCACCCATGTGCTGATACATTGAAGTTCCTTTAAAGTCAGTTCTACCTTCAAGTTTATTCAATGCTTTAATAATATTCAACTGCCCTTGTTCGGATACAAATTTATCTGCTAGTGCTTTATCATTTTTTGCACCCTTATGATATGCCTCATATTGACCAGGGGCAGAAATAACTTCATGAACAGTATTAGGGTATCTAGGATCTGCGACTCTGTTCAAGACTGCTGCAGCAACACCATACTCATCATTAGTATTACGTTGTGCTTCACCTGCAGTAATGAATGCTAAAGCATCAAAGTCTTGTCTAGTTAATTTCAGAGATACCTCTCCACCTTCAGCGTAACCAAGTCTCTTTGCCTCTGCTTGTCTCAAAGCAGTCAAACCAGGATTCTTACGAGTTGCAGGAGTGTCATAAGGTGTTACGAATGCACTTCCACCACCCTTTTTCATAGAAACGAACTCTGTTCCATGACCAATGAATGATGTAGTCATACCTCCATCCAATGATACAGGATATCCAGACTGAGGACCGTGAATCCAACCTCCCTTAGAACGTCCTTTAACTACACCACCCTTTGCTCTACCAGGTGTTTCATTGTTGTTATTATTGTTATTATTTCCTTCTTCTTTAGGTCCTTTTGTTAAGTTGTCCATAACGACAAAACTACCAACAGTCAGCGCGGTACCTAATAACATTCCTTTTACACCTTTCCCTCTACTTCTTGGACCTGCACCTCTTTTAGTAAGGATTCTTACTAGTGTTTTTACTGCTCTTGTAATATCTTTTGCAAGTTTAAGTGGATTAGTTAACCAACGCAAACCTAGGAATAGAGAACCTATACCTATGATTGCCTTACCAAATCCAATAGTTTTTTCCCACCAAGAAGTATCATCAGACAGTAACATGTACAGTCCGTCAATCGTCTGAGTAATTCCAAACGCTGCCCAGTCGTATATAAACTTACCAATAGCACCAATGACTTCAATAATCTTTACAACTTTTGCTTGATTTTCTTCCTTTGATAACCAACTAAGAGCAGGTAAAATAATCAATCCCTTAAATAGGGCACCCATTAATCCTAAGAGTCCTTCAAGGAATCCACCACCTTTTTTAAGTATTCCTTTTGCAAAACCACCCAACAGACTACCCTTCTTAGTCTTCCCATACTTGGGATCCATCTTGGGTTTCTGATTCTTATTTAATTCTTCAAGTCTTTCTACTTCTACCTTCTTAAGATCAGCAACAATACCTGCCATGCCATTGATAGTGGCACCCAAATTATTAATTGCTTCAGTGCTTTTGTTGAGACTTACTGTTGTTGAATAGGCAGCAGGATCTTTCTCCTCTAGGGAAGAAGAAGGTTCTTTAACATTTACAAACTTGTAAAAGTTAATCTTAGATGATTTCTGTACAGATGCCTTTGCCATTATAAGCGTCTAGAGGTTACTGAAGAGATAGTTGCACTACCACCACTGCCTTTATTTATTGGCACTGCAGTAGGAATAGGAACTAAAGTTTGCATGATCATTGGAACTGGTATCATATCATCTGCTGATTTTTGTATTACTACATCTTGTGACAGACCACCACTAACAAATACTTGTTGGACTTGGTTTTCAACCTTCTGAATAACTGGTTGCATCTCATGCATAGGTGTAGAGAGATGAGGTTTCATCACTGCTACAATTCCATTCATAACACCAGTGAAGTTAGGTTGTAGTCCACTCGTAGGAACAAGACCACCTGCTGCCTTCTCTTCCAAACGAGAACCTTGACCTTCATAACTCTCATTCTTCATGCTCTCAACCAAATTTTTATCACCTGTGACAGTTCCAACAATAGTTCCAAAACTAGGAAGGAGATCAGCGTACACTTTATCAATGACTGGTTTGATTTTATTAATACCAGGAATTTTATCAATAAACTTCTCTTCAGCAGTTTGCATTTCTGGAATGAGATCACGAAGGAACATGTAACCATCAATGAAATATCCTGCTGCAACAGCACCTGCACCTAAAGGTGCTCCTGCACCAAGAGTTCCTGCTGTGCCAAGATAACCTGCTAATTCTAATCCACCTGATGCACCTTCTAACATAGCACCAATAGTATCACCTTTTGAAAGTCTATCATAAGCAAATAAGAAGTTTACAATAGAACCTACAAGTGGTAAGAATGACATTGCCCTCTTACCTAATATCTTACCTGCCTTAGGAATAGCTCCAATACCACCATCAATACCTATGTTCTTCAATACTTTTGGTGCCTTTTCCATTCCTGGAATTTTCATGATTATATTCTTGGCACCATCTACCATAGGTGTCACGATTTTTGTTATATTATCGATAAGAGGTTTAAACTTCGCCATCAACCTATCAAGGATCTCTTTCTTTACCTTCGCACTTAAATTAGAGAGTCCATCTGCTGCCCAACTATAAGCACCCTTTACCTTATTGACACCAAAATCAAGTGCATTCTTACTTGCCTTTGCTACTGACTCATATGCTTTAACTACTTTACCTGGAAGACTTTTGATTTGCTCCAGAAGTGAAGGACCTGCTTTCTTTGTCGCAAGAGACCAACCCGTATCAATCAGATCTGCAAGTTGTCTTCCTCTTTTGGATAATTCATCCAGTCCTGCTGTACCAAGTTTTTTTCCTGTATCTACAAGATTGTCAAATTGTTTTTGGAAAAAGTTTTTCTTTGGAGGTTGAGGTGCTTTCTTAGCAAGATCAGCAGCAGTCTCAGTTACCTGTTGTAATTTTTTTATCTGACGATTATATGCTTTAGTTGCCTTAACTAGATCACCACCATTTGCATTTAAAGCATTCTTGAAAATCTTTAAACCATCCTCACCAGTTTCTGCTAATATCTTCTTTGCCTTTTTACCTGCTGCCTCACCAAATTCTTCGGTGATATTCTTGACAAGATTTTTACCCTTTAATGCTTTCCTTGCATCATTAACATCATCTATCAGTTCTGCTCCTTCCTCTACCTCTCTTCCAAAATTAAGAAGATCACCTACAGCATCGACTGCCATTAAGAGACCAGTCATACCAGTAATGGCAGCAATGACTGTTCCTAATCCTTTAAGTCTATCTCCAATCGTTTTTTCTTTACCAAACAAATTATCAATGGTGGTCATTATTCCACCAGTGATCCTCGCAGCAAAATCAAATAGTTTTTTGAATACAAATGCAGTTTTTTCAAGGAAAACTTGAATCTTTTTAGTATTCTCAGGATCTTTTAGGTAAACTAGTAGATTTAAGAAGAGTGCTGTACCTACGATCTTTGCCAAGAGACCTGCAATAGGTGCCATGAATCCTCCTAGGAATCCAAAGAACCCATTCTTAGATTTTAAAAGATTACCTAATAATCCTTTCTTAGGTTTCTTCTTAATCTCTTTTTTAAACTCTCTATCTGTCTTACCCTGTTCAAGTGCCTTACCTTCTGCTGCTTCTTCTGCAGCATTATCTCTTTCTCTTTGTAACTTTCTACGTTGTAGTTTCTCAATCTCAGTCTCAGTTTTTTTGAACGCATTCTTAACCTTTGTGATATCATTCAAAGAACTTGATATACTGCTAATAGTAGTACCAAGACGATTAAGAGCAACTAATTGTGAGCGAGCAGCAATCGCAACAGGATTCTTCATACCTGTTGTTGGTGAAACTAATTTGTATGTTACAACTTTTGCCACTGCTATTGTTTCTCCTTCATTCTACGTTCTTCCTCTCGGAGGTGTTGGATTAACATATCAACATAGATGTCTTTCTCCCATGGCATGAGGTTATCTATATGCTCAATGTTCCATTTGTGATGGTGCATCAAAGCAAAGTTACCCTCATAGTATGCCTGTAGAGATGTATGAAGTAGGGCTACCCGAAAAAACTTGCTAGTCCTTCAAGTGTTACATCACTCTCTACTTTAGTGTTGGGATTAGTTACCTTAACTGTGTGAGTAAGTTTTGGCATAGTGTCAAAGAACTCTTGGATCTTTGCAAACTGTGCACTATTCATATCATCAAAGAATGCAAGAATCTCATTTTGAGGAATATCTGCACAATCATAAACCTGATTCGGATCTTGAATAGTTTTCACACATGCTGCTGCCATCTTAAAGACTTCTTCTACACCGATTTGTTGATCAGTGAAGTTGAGTGTCACAAACATATCCAGACTTGGATATCCCATTTCGATAGCACATTCATCAGTTAACTGAATGCTAGTCTTATGCCCTCTTGTTTTCTTGACTTTAATTGAATCAAGAGGAATTTTCACTTTCACAGTTGTTTCACCATCATCAGGACAGGTGATTTGTACATCTACTTCTTCACCAACAGACTTTGTTCTAATCTGTAAGAAAAGGAATTCAATATCAAAGGTTGCCAACTTGTCTACAGAGTCTAAGTCTGTACAGTTCTTAATAATGTCTTTGATTGCATCGATGATGTTTGATTGATCACCAGTTTCAGTTGCGACTAATAGTAACTTTTCTTCCTTAACAAGAAATGGTCTATAGTTCACGGTTCTACCGTCAGACGGTAGTTTTAGTTTATACTTAGGGGTATTTAACTTAGGTAATGCCATAAGGTAATATTCACTTCATGTTTTATTTAGCTAAGTAATCGAACCTTCATATTCTTTTGATCCAGTTAGTGCATTATAAACGAATCCTCCTGCCTTAACGAAGAACTTCTGGGATTTATCAAAGAAATTGGCAATATTCTGAGTGAAGTTCCTTTCAGATCTATCATCTGTAGTTCCTCCTGATGTGTCAGGGATAGTAATCTGTTTCCTCAATCCCTCATCTATAAATGCTTCTGCAGCAAAGAATCTATATCTTTCGTAATAGAATCCTATGCTTAAAGTCATGATTCCATTCTGTTCATTGTTCAGTTGAATACTACCAATGTTGTACGGGAATACGTTTTGCATCTCCCAACAACCCGTCAATACATTGATACCACCTTGCGACTCCCACTTATAAACTCTCACGTTTGGAGAACAATATTGTTGATAGAAGTCTACCATTTGATTGGAATCTCTACTGATTCTATTCACCCATGTCTCAAAAATTGCTCTTGTCTGTTGAGATGAGGGAATAATAAACTCAACCTGCATCTGACTAAATGCTTGATTGGTTGCGTATCTCACTGACGCACCTGGAGGTGAAAACTGACTCGTAGTAATCTGTCTACTTGGCAAACTTACATTTTTTGCATAGTAATCTAGTAAATCAGCAACATCTCTACCCTCTAACTGAGTTTTATCTGGTGCAGCAGACTGACCACCAACATTATTACCAAGTAATATAGGAGGAGATGCAAAACTAATCGTCCACTTATTAAGAGTCGCAGGACGTTTTGTCTCGTCCTTGATCATAGTAGACAAGAACGAACCAACACCACCCCCAATCTTGGTGATCTGTCTTGCTGAGT